TTCGCAAATCACTGAGAGCACCAGACGGGAAAGTCGTAATTGTTGTTGATGCCTCTCAAATCGAGGCGCGGTTAGTAGCGTGGCAAGCGGGGCAAAAGAATTTGGTGGAGGCGTTTGCTCAGGGCCGCGATGTCTATTCGGAAATGGCATCAGTGATTTTCGGCAGAAAAATAGACAGAAAGAAAAATCCAGATGACTACATTCCGGGATTCATTGGGAAATGCGTAGTTCTTGGCTGTGGCTATGGCATGGGGCACGTCAAATTCGGGGCCACGATATTTAGCGGTATGTTAGGGGGGCCTAGGGTCTTGTTCGACGATTCTATGGTCAGCACACTCGGTGTAGATTTGAATGACTATGCAAGGTATGTGCAGAAGTCCGACGTATTGCGTAGGCAGCTATCCGAGACAAAACCGGCCAGTGTTTCTATAGAGTCGTGGGTAAAACATGCTGCGTGTTCCAAACGTATCATAGATACATTCAGGGCCAACAACCCGGCCATACCAGAATATTGGAAACTTGCGGAAGAAATGCTCTACGCCATGTGGAAAGGGCACGACGGTATGATAGGGCTGTTCGAGATACACAAGAATTTTCTTGTGTTACCTAATGGTATGAAGTTATACTTCAAAGAACTCGAAAAGACACAAGACGGGTTCACTTGCCTGAGAAAAAAAGAAGGGCGTGTGAAACGAGTGAAAATGTATGGCGGGGCCGTAGTGGAAAATTTATCACAGGCTCTCGCCGGTGCGTATGTAAAAGAGTCAATGGTGAGGGCATACCTCAAAGGGTACAGGCCCATTCTACAAGTCCATGACGAGGTAGTTGTCGTGGCTGACGAATCCGATGCTGAGAATGCGTTTCGGGTCGTTAGCGCATGTATGGAAACTCCACCGTCATGGGCGAGCGGACTGCCATTGGCATCCGACGGTGGTTTTGCTGGTTCTTATGGTGAGTGTAAATAAAAAAGGAGGTTGCGCTATGGTCGACGTAATTGGAACTTATTTGGAATTGAATGAGTTTCTGGAGCCGCGTGGAATGGAAATCATCCCTGACGGGATCATTTTTAGAGTAGTAAATAAACATCGTGACCGAACAATGTTCGTAGCTGATAGGATAGTCGAAATCAGCGAGTGGGTTCGCGATAAATACGGTGAATACATTGTCGTCAAAACGAAAGAGGGCGAACCAGATACATTCCAGAAGACACTGATGGAATATTTCGGGAGAAATTAAATGAATAATGTGTTATCGCTCCCTCCATCTACAACGATGACACCAAAGCAGGCGTTACTATCAGCGATGGAGTTTGCCGATGCCGACAATCTGGACGACGTAATTATCGTGGGTTACGACGCAGATGGTAAGTTACTTGTGCGGTCGTCTCGTATGGATATAAGGACAGCGTTATGGCTAACTGAGAAGTTGCGTATGTATATTCTCGATCTTGGATGACAGCAAAAAGGTGCGTAATGAAAATACCGCCGTGGTCTTTTAGTTCACTGAATGATTACACGAACTGCCCTCGTGCGTACCAACTAAAGCGAGTGACGCGTGAAGTTGTGCAGGAAGAAACTGAAGCGATGAGGCATGGAACAATCCAGCACGAGCACATTGAACGCAGGGTGTTGTGCAAAGAGCCGTTGCCAAAAGAGCTTGACTGGTTAGAGCCCAGCATATCGTCACTGGAAAAAATAAACGGACAAATACACGTAGAAGTTGCTGTCGGGTTGACGGAGGGCCTTACTCCTACGGAGTTTTATTCAGAAGATGTGTGGGTTAGAGGGAGATTTGATTTGGTCGTGAAATTAGATAACAAGTCGATTATTCTTGACTGGAAAACTGGTAAACGTAAACGTAACTCCGACCAACTCATGTTGTTTGCTGGATTTGAATTCGCATATAGGCCAGAGATTGAAGAAGTACGTACTGGGTACGCGTGGCTTAAGGATAGGAAAATAGACTCCGAAACGTTCAGTAGAAAAAGTGTGCCTATGATTTGGGGGCATTTTTTACCGAAGGTAGAACGTATGAGAGAGTCGTATGAAAAAGATTACTGGCCTAGTACCCCAAGCGGGCTATGTGGTTGGTGCCCTGCTACGAAAGCTCAGTGCAAGAACTCGACAAAATAATGGGAGGTTGAACATGACACCGGAAGGCAAAGTAAAAGACAAGATCAAGAAAATTCTCAAGGATTTTGGGGTGTATTGGCATTGTCCAGTACAGAACGGACTTGGCGCGCCATCTTTGGATTTCATTTGTTGTTACAAAGGGAAGTATATAGCTATTGAAGCAAAAGCCCCTGGAAAGAAGCCGACGCCACGACAGGAAATTACCATCAACGACATAAGAAAAGCTGGCGGCACGGTGTTGGTAATTAGCGGGGACGACGGGTTTGAAGAATTGGTTGGGCTGTTATCGAGGGCAGAATGAACAAAGCTCTGATAGTTGTAGACAAAAAGAAATTGCTTATACGCGACGAACATCCCACTAGGATCACTACGATTATACCGACTAGTAAACTTATTAAGTACAAAGGTATTGACCTTGTAGTGTGTGAATATGGTTTGGATGAAGCCAGAGTATTGAATAACTTAGGCTATGACTTGCCGTCACCGATCGTGCATTACTATTCATGGCCAAGCAGATATGATGCTCCGATGCACGCTCAAGTAGTTACGGCCAGTAACTCTACGTTATACACACGCCATTTCATTTTGAACGATATAGGAACTGGCAAGACTTTGAGTGCTCTTTGGGCGTTCGACTATTTACGTTCCATAGGGAAAGTCAGAAAGATGTTGGTAGTTACTCCACTATCAACAATGGAGTCAGTGTGGGCCGACGAAGTGTGGTCTCATCTGCCACATTTACGGTGCCAAGTCCTCTACGGCGCATCTATGCGCAGGGTCGAACAACTGGAAACGCCCGCCGATATTTATGTCATAAACCATGATGGCATAAAAGTAACGCGGGTATTGAACGCTTTACTTGAACGCAATGATATTGATGTGCTGTGCATTGACGAATTGGCGGATTTCAAGAACGCTAGTACAAGTAGATTCAAGGCATTGCACAAATTGATTGCCAATAAACAATATGTCTGGGCCATGACCGGAACTCCGATTCCTAATAAGGTCACAGACGCTTGGGCGCAGTGCAGGTTAATAAATCCGTCTCGTGTGCCACCATACTTCACCAAGTTCAGAGACATGGTCATGCGGCAAGTTTCCCAATTCAAATGGGTGCCGAGAGACAACGCATTGGATATAGTGAAAGAAGCAATGCAGCCTGCTACCAGATTCAAACGCGAGGAGTGCGTAGACTTACCTCCGACAATGTATGAAACAAGAACGGTGGAAATGACCCCAGACCAACTGAAGGCGTACAAATCTATGATGGATACATTTGTGGCCGAAGCTGATGGTGGCCAAATTACGGCGGTCAATGAAGCCGTGAAAATGGCTAAACTGGTTCAGATTGCCTGTGGCTGCGCGTATGACAAAGATGGAAATATATTGAAGATAGACGCCAAGAATAGAATAGACGAACTTAAACGCGTTGTCGAAGCCTCGGAAGGTAAAGTCATTGTATTCGTACCTCTTACCGGAGGGCTACACTCTGTTGCCGACGAGCTTAGAAAAGAATGGTCAGTAGAAGTAGTGCACGGGGATGTATCGAAGAAGGAGAGAGATCAAATATTCTCCGATTTCAAATCCGAAAATGGCCCGCATATACTTGTTGCGCATCCAAAATGTATGGCCCACGGCCTTACTTTGGTCTCCGCCAACACCATAGTGTGGTTTATCCCAACGAATAATCCGAATGATTACGCACAAGCCAATGGTCGCATAACAAGGCCGGGGCAAAAACGCAATACATTCATAGTACATCTACAAGGGTCAGATATAGAGAAAAAGATGTACAAGGTACTGAAAGAAAAAGGATCAATACAAGGAGTGTTACTTGACATGATTAAGTCTAATTTTTCTGGTAGTTAATGTTTGACATTTATTTTTTCTTGATGTATAATTAATTTACATAATCAATAAGCAATCCAACCACGATAAAGGAGGTCAAAAAATGTCTGACGACGTGCAAGTAGATAAACTAGTAGAGAAATACATTGCTTTGCGCGATTTCAAAGCAAAAGTAGCAAACGAGTACAAAGAAAAAGAAGCCAAAATTGTGGAGGCTATGGACGACATAGAGCGAAAGCTGTTGTCGTTCCTTGTGAAAACAGGACAGGAAAGCGCTAATACGAAAGCTGGTTCTTTCTACAAGAGAGTGACCACGACGGCCAAGGTAGCTGACCGAGATATTTTTCTGCGGTTCGTAGTTGACACCGATAATCTTCAGTTCTTGGAAAGCCGGGTCAATAAAACAGCAGTTGAGCAGTACATCGCGGAGCATGGCACGGTGCCCCCTGGTGTTGATGTTGTCCGTGCAGTAGCAATTTCAGTAAATCGTCCCAAAACTTTATAAGGAGGTAGTAATGAGCACAAACATTGTTCCATTTGGGTCTTCGACTTTGTCCGCAGTATACGACGATAGCGCATTCGACCTGAATATCGCGGCGGCAGAATTTGAGTCGATTAAATTCCCAGTTATTTCTACGAAAGGTGGCCGTTTTTCTGTCAAGCGCGATGGGGCTAGGACTCTTATCACACGCAAGAAGGCACATCCGACCGACCCCGACGAACCGGCTAGTTTTATTGATATGGTGGTTCTGAATTTGCAGAAAGCGAAAATATACTACAAGAACGGGTATGTCGAAGGGTCCGAAGATAAACCGACTTGTATGTCCTCGGATGGCGTTACGCCCGACATCAACGCGGCGGAAAAACAGTCTGCTACTTGCGCGCTGTGCCCACACAATGCTTGGGGTTCTGGTTTGAACGAAAAAGGAGAACCAACTAAAGGCAAAGCCTGCTCCGATAACATTCGCCTAGCCGTAGCAACTCCATCCAATTTGGAAGAGGCATATTTACTTCGTATCCCTCCCGCGTCACTGAAGAATTTCGCAGGAGTATCGAGGTTTTTGACCGCCCATCGCGTGCCGATGAACCGCGCTGTCATCAGGATTTCCTTCGACTTGGAGAAAAACGGAGTTCTCAAGTTCGAGGCCATTGGTGAGCTTAATGATAATTCATACAGAACCGCCGTTAGCCTTAAGAACTCTGACTTGGTATTAGCTATTACTGGCAAGCTGGGGCAACTGCCTATTCCCACGACAGTCACTACGATTACTGCCGTTGAGCCGAAGGTTGAGCCGAAGGTTGAGCCGAAGGTTGAGCCGAAGGTTGAGCCGAAGGTTGAGCCGAAGGTTGAGCCGAAGGTTGAGCCGAAGGTTGAGCCGAAGGTTGAGCCGAAGGTAGAAACCAAAGTCGTGTCGTCGGATAGCTTTGACGACGAATTGGCGAAGCTGTTAGCGTAATCATTAAATACCCGGCCCCATCTCGGGGCCGATTTTTTCAGGAGGTAAAAATGGACGATCTAATCAAGAACGCCAGACAAGCTGGTATTACTGTAGAGGAACTCGCTAGCATATGCGGCGTGTCAAGGGCCGCCGTTTATAAGTGGAACTCCAACACAAAGATACATAAACTTCGCGTCGATAGAGTGCGTAAGATTGCCACCGCAATCAAAATGGCGTTGGATTCCGGCGATTTACCCCTCCACAACGGAAGAACGTACCGAAAGAACGATAAGAAAGAAAAAGAATTTTTTGATATTAAAGTCATATTGGCTAGGCATCTACGCAGCATGGCCTCGGCCACTTGATACGGCTAACACGCGCGGGTATTATTTGTTGTTCATTTCGGGGGGAGGAGACCTAATTGAACATATTCGATTTCTTGGAATTTGTACTCCCCAGCGGCGAGCACTTTTTTATAGCTGAAGTTCCAGGTAGCGGTGCTCCCGTGAAGCATTTCCATGCAAGCAACGTCAAAGAAGCAGCCAGAATAGCCGTTTGGCGCGACAACGAACCCGGAGATTCCAATGTATACTACGCAATGGCGTCTTTCAAAGAGCCGTCATACGTAGGTGCAGATGGCAAGACACGCAAACGTACGCAAGATAATGTAGATAAACTGAAATGCTTTTGGGTGGACTTGGACTGTAAGGGTAGGAAAGACAAGTCTGACTACGCCAGTCAAAAAGACGCTGTTTTGGACATAAAGCGTTTTTGCTCAGAAACCAGGCTCCCTCTGCCAACTGTTGTCAATTCTGGATATGGTATCCATGCGTATTGGGTTCTGGATCAATCCATAGAAAAAAACGAATGGAAAGCCGCTGCTGAAAGATTCCGCGCCACACTCGATAACCACGGCGTGCGGCATGACTCTAACTGTACTACTGATTGCGCCCGCATCCTCAGACCGGTAGGTACATTCAACAAGAAACCAGGCATTTCTCCGCGAGAGGTTACTTTAGTAGGTACTGTTCGCCCGCCAATATCACTGAGCGAATTCGTCAGCAAATTAGACGCCGTCGACCACCTGCCCCTCGGGCATGACATGAGCCTCAACATAGAGGCTGCTTCCGTTTTAGAGTACAAACCATCCTCCATATTGGAAATAGTCAAGGAATGCCCGCTGGTCAGAGAAGTTGGCAAATTGGGTGGTAATGTTCAAGAACCCCTATGGCACAAGACCATTGGGTTAGTGAAGTTCACTATCGAGGGTGAAAAAGCTATTCATATATTCTCTAAAGGCCACCCAGAGTATAACTACAATGAAACTGTCAAAAAAGCCAACGCTTGGAAAGCTGGCCCAACTACGTGTAGCACGCTATTCAAAGACTCTCCACCCAACTTGCGAGAGTTGTGCGCGAAGTGCCAACACCACGGGAAGATTACGAGCCCGATAGTATTGGGTTATCAGAAAGTTCTGATGGTAGAAAGAGCGGCTAGCATTGGCGGTGTGCCCAGTAATGAAGTAATAGAGATACCGGCTATGCCAGCGTCCATGCAATTTAGTTTCAAATGGCAGAACGAAAAGCTGTGGCGCAAGATTTTGGACAAAGAAGCTACGAAGAAAGAAGGGTCAGAGCAATACGAATGGGTTCCATTCTGTGACTTTTACCTATATCCGTACACATATTATGACGACGAAAATCAAAAGCACCATATGGTATGGAGACTTAGAGAGCGCGAGGGAGTGTTCAAGGAGTTTACGCTGTCTGGCGGCGCTATGGGCGCTGGTGGTCAGGCGTTATTCAAAGAATTGGGGGAGCATAGTGTGACAATTTCCAGCCATAACAAACCGCACATGGAAGCATATATTACAAATTTCGTGACTGAAGTAAAAAAGAAAGCACAGAGCGTAAAGACGTACACCAACTTCGGATGGAACGGCGATGACTTTCTGATTGGCGATCGGCTTATAAAAGTCGGCGGGGAAATAAGCAAAGTCCGTTTGGGTGGCAGCGCCGGTGAGCTTTTCAAGAGAGGATATTTTAATGCATCTGGGTCGGTAGACAGGTGGGTCGAACTCATAGACAAGCTGTATAACTACGAAGGCCAGGAACAGTTTCAGTTCATATTGTGCACAGGATTCGGGTCCCCGCTTCTCCAACTTATGGGGTGTGATGGAGGGGCTGTGATTTCCGCCATTTCGTCTGGTTCCGGGTATGGTAAGTCTACGGCGGGGAAACTTGCTGCTGGTATATATGGAGATGGGAGAAGCGGCAGAATCACGCTAACTCTGGAGCAGGCATCGCCGAAAGCTGTTCACGCAATGGCGGGGATACTCAATGGTATTCCAATTATGCTGGACGAAGTAACCAACATTGACCCAATGGCCGCGTCTACGATTGTTTACACACATAGCCAGGGGTCCGGCAGAGTAGTACTCAATACCACTGGTGCGCTTAATCTTGGGCGGCATAGTTGGTCGTCCATTATGAACGTATCGGCCAATACGTCGATTGCTAACTTGATCCAGACTATAAAACCAGGGGCTGAAGCTGAACAGGCGAGGCTAATTGAATTTGAAATAGCTGATGTATCAAAACTGCCGAAGGATACCGCCGATGCGATACTCAAGGAATTGACCGAAATAAAATGTGTGGTCGGTGAAAAGTTTATGTCGTGGGTGCAAGCACACCGCGAAGACACGGTGGAAAGACTCACAAAAGTCCAGACGGCACTGGACAAGCGGCTGGGGCTTTCCAAGCGGGATAGATTCTGGTCTTACACAATAGCCGGTGTAATAACAGGCGCGATGATAGCCAAGGAAATTGGGCTAATTAGGTTCGACATTAGTAACATGGTTAAATGGCTGGAAAGCCGTGTGTTGGAGATTAGGGAAGACGCCAAATCCATAATTGCTACACCAGAGCAGTTGTTCAGCCAGATGCTTAGGGATTTGTCTCCCGGCTTCATTGTTACTGATATTGAAGGTGATCGTCGTAGTAATAAACTGCCGACGATGCTTAGGGAACCAAAAGGGTCGCTTACTGGTAGAGTTGTAATAGAGACTGGTCGTCTATATTTACCACAACCTATAGTTCATCAATGGTGCTATGAGCATCAGGTCAGCATGAAGCAAATGATGAAAGAAATGGCCCGCGCTGGCATAGTATTGAACAACGGAACTGCGTCCCTAAGGTCACCAGCAAAAGGGACTTTCATAACAATGGGGCAGTTTAGATGTTATGACGTGGACATCACCAAGTTCGAAACTCCTACAGAATCAGAATCGAGCTTCTCTAACGTAGTACAGCTTTTCAAGGAGGGTGTTTCGAAATAGTTGAAATTTATGGAAAATTAGATTAGTATTACTGCGACTCAACTTCCTCTCCGAGTCGTGGTACTTGACCCCGCAATGCGGGGTCTTTTTTTATTGAAGTTGCCTCACCAAATTTCTATCACCAGGTGTATATTGAACACCATTGAAGGTACGTAACTCGCGCCTACGCTGTGCCAGCGCGTGCTTAATCAAAGCCGATACAGGCATCGGTCTCAGCCCAGCCTGTTTGCGCTGAATCTGAAGTTCTCTCCATTCATGTATTATTTGCTTACGAAAGTCCAGGTCCTTGTTCTTGAACGCCTTATCAAAGTCGTGATACAACTGTGAAGTTTTCTCGTCGAAGAACTTCTCTATTTCCGCTTGTGCGTCTCTACGTCTCATCTGGGCCGAGATTTTAGTAGACTGAATACCAATCCCTTGGAGAATGGTGTCTATATAATCAAAATCTTCCGGCTTGATGAGGACGTCATTCTGTCTATTGGTTAAACCATCTGTGGCCAATCGGTACGCTTTGATTGCATCTTCCAAACCTTTAGGCATAAATTTCTCGAAGCCCTTTACGTAGTCTCCCTTGGACATCATATCTGCGCCGTCCAGCATATTTCTGACTAGGCCCACTGTGGCACCCAATGAAGAAACGACAGCTTTGTCGAATGTGCTTCTGTCTTTGGGCATATCCGCAAACGGAATGAGGCTAAATACATTGCTCATACCAACCTTCGTAGCTATATCTAACCCCAGTAAGGTAGGCGCACCGCGCATCAGCAAGTCAATCATTTGCTGGTTAAACCCTGCTTCCTTCATCCACTTGCGTACTACTTCTTCGTCCGGTTCTCCATCGTTGCCGCCAAACATACCCATAATGGTAAGGGCAAGAGGAACCCCCACCATGCCGGTCATCGTCATATGGGTGCCAAGCAGATAAAGCCCCATCCGCCATGCAACTGAGCGTTCTTCAGCACTGGCTGCAAACGACAACGATTTGTGCAATATTCTAGCCAGCAAAGTCAATTGAATGAGTTGATATTTCCTGAACTGGGTAATTAACCGCATAGCCCCGTTCTTGGTAAAGAACCTGGGCGCATTGAATGACGAATAATTACCGTGTGTATGGACAACGACATCATCCGCATAGTCTTTGGCGCTTTCCCACGCGGCTACATGTTCGGATTCACTGATTTCATTGTTACCGATTGACAACCTATACGCGGCCACGGCAGTTGAGACTCTATTCAAAAGCTCAATTACTTGTGGTTTTGCCCAAAGCCACCTGGATAATCTACCCACCGCTCCCTTATCGAGTATACCTTCTCCGTTGATGAATCTATTCATGTCCTGCACCAACGTCAGGTCCAACCTACCGTGGGCTTGCAAGTCCTTTAGCATTTTCTTCTCTCCGTCAGTCAGGTTCATCATCTCAATATCGAGTTGATGGGATTTAGAACTAACTACGTAAGAGAACACATCTGAATATGCTTGTGTTAGCGCAGATAATGATTTGTTGAACCCATATTTACCAGCCATGTAAGGCAGGGAAAGCATGAATGGTTGAACCGCATTCTGAAAGTAATAGGCCGGAGATGTTATTAGCATCCAGAACGACGTCATCTTCATAGCCTTGTTTACTAGTGGGTTCTCAGTATACGCAAGAGACTGAGCATACCGCCTTGTCAGTTCGTTTTTAATGTCGGCGCGCAATACATTCGATCTATCGTCTCTGACCTCTTTCGCCATTTTGTTGATGGAATCGGAAATAGCGCTGCTATGACGAAGCGAAGCAATATAGTGCGCGCTGGCAGCACCATGAGAGGAGAACGCCCTGAACATATCATCGTCCGCACCGGCGATCCCTTTCCGTTCTAGTTCTGCTTTGCGCGCTGATGTTTCGGACAGTGAATTGAGATATATGCTTGTCAACACCTTCTGCATGTTGAATTTCACGTCTACATCATCCGGCATTGCCTCTATGCGCTGCTTGATTATGGATACAGCTTCCCACGGAATTTGCCGCGAAAGTGCTTCTACATCGTCTCTCAGTCCACTGTATACTTCGCCTTCGCTAAACTCTTTGAGCTTTTTCAATTCATCTTCTCGCTCCACTGCTTCGAACCTGGAGCTAAAAAACTCGACAGAGTAATGATTCGGGTTTGTCTCAAGTTTCTTAATGGTTTCCACGTCGTTGTTATTTATTGCTTCGACCATTTGCTTGGAACGCGCGACTACTACATGGTCTCCGAAACGTCGCAGCGCGGCGTATGGACCCTCCAAGACCGGAAATTTGTTGCCAGCGGCGGCAAGAGCTTGCTCGCGAGCTTTTTTGATGTTGCCCAATTCTTCGCTGTTTTGGGCGTACTTGAGCATACTGTCATACTCTTTGCCGATTTCGCGCTCTACTTCGTGTTTTAAAGTTGCGTACAGAAGCCTGTTAAAATTGAACAGGTCTTTCACTAACTTCTGGGCGTCTTTTGACAACGAATTAAACTTCTTGGCCATCTCTGGGTCGGCGTTTACCTTCTCAGTTTTGACCACCAACTTATTTGTAGGATATTCGTACGAATATGTCTCTACTTCGTCGTAACCCCACTTCAGGGACAAGGTAGATTCTTTCACGAACTTATTGGCCGCGGCTCTTTCGTCGTCCGGTAACTCATAAAACTTCGACATGATGGACGCGATTTTTTGCTCGTAACTGTCACGCACCGCCATTTTTTCTTCCATCAAGTCGCCAAACTTCTTGGCCGACTTCAGCCCAGCTTTCGTCGCCCGCTCCACCAAGTCGTTCGTAAACATGACAGTATTTAGTGACTTATCCCACCCATATCGGATTTGTTCTTTGAAACTGCGGCGGTATATGTAGTTAATCGCTGCCGTCATACGCGAGGCCGACCTAGTTACAGGTTGTTTGCCGACGAAAGTCTGTGTAGGATCGCCAGAAACCACGCGTACTCTCGCCTTGTCCAGAACGGCGACGATCTCCGACTCTGACATCTTCAGGTTTAATCCGATCTTGCGCAGGAATGACCTGATGAACGAAGCTATTTTCTGCAAAATGCTGGCTTTTATGCCACCCATAGTTTGTGACTCCGCCAGTATTTCTTCTACAGCCGTAGCGGTATCTACTTTGTGTTCTTTCGCGTATTTGTCAGCTAGTGTTCTGATTTCGGCGTTGGACTTATAAATGTCCAGCATCAGTTTTTCCAGACCAACACCAAATTCTTTGCGGAGTCCATAATGACCCAGTGCTTCGTGGAACAATGTCGCAGTAATTTCGGGCAGGCTATCATTGTTATCAGCCAGGATATATACCGACCCTGTATCGGTCAAAAACCCCCTAGCATAGCGCTCATCGCGTTCGATGAGCCATTGTTGCATATTTTTCGGTAAATCAGAAAAATTGAGTACTTTAACGACGGGTGGATTGCTCCAGTTAGACACGATGTCGTTTACCTTCTTCTTCGCAGCATCAATGTCTACCCCCATCGGTTTACTTGCGTTTTTCGCGGTGGAAAATCTCAATTCGTGGATGTTTCCATACGAATCTTCTAGTTCATATGTATCACCATAATCGTCGTCAGTGTTAAATTCGGCCTCCTCAGCCGACACTTGTCTTTCCCATTCGTCGAGTGGGATTATTTCTACACCGCTGGTATATACGTCGAAACCACCTTCTTCGCCAATGTCTATTGGTTTTGCTCCAAGTTTTTCGGCATCTTTCCTAGCCTTTTCAGCGAGTTTTGAATACTTTCCTCTCAAGAATGCGTCGAGTTTGTCCTCTTCTTCTTGAGTAAGTTCAACTGTTTTTTTGGCTGGAATTGTAGTCTCAGGCTTTTTCTCGGCAGGCACCAAATTTTTCGCCTTAGCGGGCTCTCCTCCTGTGGCTTTCTTTCCTTTTGCCTCTTCTGACTTACCACTCCTAGCTTCCAACTTTTTCCCCAGTTTGCGGGCCATCGCCGACCGTGTCGGCTTCCCATTCTTATCGAACAGTTTTAGTTGTCCACTCTCCTGTGTTTCCTGATTGGTTTCCGGCTGTTGTTCAGTTTCAGTACTCGTGTAATCAATAGGTGTATCAGCGCCACCAAACAGGTTCATTTGTAACCCCGGCTGCCCAAAAGCCGCCATCAAATCCTCGTAGCGAGCGATCAGATTCTTCTCGCTGTCTGTCAAAGACTGTTCGTACATAGGGTATTTTTTCTTCAATACCCGTAGGAACTTACCGCTCTTGTTTTCTACATTTGGATCGCTTAGTATGCCGGTAAGCAGATGTATACGATGGCGTGCGATTTTCTGTGCTCTCGCACCTTCTACCACGTCATTTATCCATTTTAATTCCGCTTCTTTGTCTGCGGCCAGGTCTTCTTGAATCCTTTTCCTCAGTTCTTTTTCGACGGCCAAACGTCTTTCGGTCTCCGCAAATTTGCCGAAATTTGTTTTCACCCCAGAAATCTCACCAGCTTTCTTGATACGCTCGTTCTTGGCGCGCTGCTTGGCGACTTTTTTGAGATTGTCGTATGTATCTTTCAGAGCCAAGAGCACGCGTTTCTTTACTTCTGGAGTTTTGGCCCCAGTATCCAGATCATTGATGATGTCCGTATGCGCCTCGTCGCTAATCAACCCTCTTGCTTTATATGAATCGACTGCGTTCCTAAGTTCCGCCCTCGGAGATAGCTTCTTCACAGGTTTGACCGGAGTAGCAACGATTTCTGTTGGCGGTATGCTGAATAACCCCAATTGACCACCTGTATCCTTGCTGGCGGAGTAAGGAGATGCTATGGCGAGTGCATCCTCGTGTGGCACTCCACGCTTTCTCAGTACACCATATAGGTTTTTATCGACAAATGTAGAATCAGTGTTAGATTCCTCGCCTTGCTGGTGAGCCAACTCTGCAATCCGCCTAAATTCTTCTCCTGGTATCGCCAATTGTTTTGTCGGCATTAAAGATTTGTCCGGGAACGCAACGATCTCCGACGGTGTAATCTTTTGAGGAGTAATGTCACGACGCAGCAAGTCTTTCTTGCCCGGAATTAGATTGATGCCGCCCCCCATGATACCGCCAGCAATGGCCCCCTCTACTGCGGCTTGCATCACACCGTTAGTGAGCGGGGCGTTATTGGCGTAATTTTGCCACGCTTGCTCTTGCCCCGATTGCAAAAACTCTTCGCCGCTTTCCGTAGCAATACCACCCCCAATCCTACGGAGCGCGCCTTTGCCCACTGTGCCAACGCCGCCGCCGGACAGAGCTATATCAATATCCCCCAAACCATATTTATTGGCCAGCTTACCAGCACCAACCCCTATAGCACCAGTAATGGTTCCAGCACCGAGAGCAGAGAGAGCCGCTTTTCTGTTATCTTCCCCGGTATAATTATCCATTGTCTGGCCAGCAGTCACAGCACCTTCACCAACTCCGGTAGCCAGTGGTGCTATTTTTCTGACCTCATCAGCCCTCGCAGCAACAGCTTCTTTACTAGCGCCCTCAGCAAGCCTGGGGACTGCTTTAGATATGATTTTTCTGGCCACGCCAGCAGCTCCGATCATGCTGGGTGCGGATTCTATGACAGTTCCAATTGAAGCAGACGGATGCCGTATATATTCGGCCATGACATCCCATTTGGTTTTATTAGGGTCATCCCACGCCGCCTGAATCGCTTGTCTTGCTTTTACACGTTCCGGCGAATACTCATTCACGGCTTCATCAGCCCACTTCCCAGGCTGAAAACCGGTTACCTCGCCAAGATAATCAGCGGCTTTAGAAAACGGTCTAGCATTGGCCACCAACGCTGGGAGTATGTCCAAAGCCCCAGTTACAGCCCCCGGCACTTCTTCCAAACCGCGTTTCAGATCGGTGCCGAAGTCCTGTAGCGTAGTCGTATTGCGGTTGTCTGGTTGCTGCGTCTGAGGAATCTGAGGCGGTTCATATAAAGGCAGTTTTCCGCCAAACAGAGCTTTTTCGTACTCATCCGGGTCGAACTTGTATTCGTCCATTGCATCAATCCTTGGTATCGGAATATTGAGAAATCAGCTTATCAAAAAATTCCGTGCCTTTTGCTCTTACTACGTGCGCCGGTATTACATATTCGCCAGTAGACAATGCAGCAACGCGCTTACCATCGATGACCGCCGGTATAGAGTCAGATGTTTCTGTGCCGGGGCCGATTACTTGCCTGCCTGAGACATCTATTTCACCGCCTTTTGCATATCCAAACGGAATTTGCTGCATCTTATCCCTGACGGATGACACCAACGTAACATATTGGGAAAACGGCACTGGCGGTACTTTGGCATTGAATGCCGCTTGCAAATACTGACCATACTCAGCCATCAGCGGATTGAGTTGCGGTGGCTGGCCATACTGCTTAACTTCACCACCAATGGCATATCCTTCCACCGGGATGTTGGAAAAATCACCAGTTTCGGCGGCATACCTGGCGAGAGCTTGTGCGTAAGCCAACTGTTTTTTCTCTTCCAAGCTCTTTGTTTCCAGATACTTCAGCCGGTCCTTGGCCATTTTTACCTGTTCTTCCGTATATTTGCCAGAAGTATCGGTAATGATTTTGTTGAGATGCGCGCGTTCAGCTGCGTCCAATGATTTGAGGCGCATCTGATTGATTTCTTCGCGTGTCTTATCGGTCAATGCTTCGTTAAGCGCGCGTTTATAGACATCTTCCTCGGTTGGGGCCTTTTGTATCTGGGCGATCTTTATGGCAGATTCCTTGTCTTTCTGCTTGTTATAAGCATCTCTCATAAGGGAGTTTTTATACGCAGCAGCCGCAAGCTCGCCAATCGACATTGAACCTGTATCCAAATCAATGTATTTTGGGGGCTGCACTACGTCGCCACCATACTTCTCCGGGTCGATAGCCCGCAAAGAAGCCAACTGCGCTACCGGGTTGTACCCGCCTATGACTGAAACATTCGCATCCTTCGGTACGTTGCTGTTGTCAAAATAATGGGGTTTATTCTGGCTGTACCTGTTTATTGCCGAAGTCTCTGACGGAGAGAACCATGCCCAGTTGACTATATCAGCCCGAGCCCATTGCGGTGCTTCTTGCCGCGCGAAATCATAAGCAGAGCCAGATTTCAGCGCATTACCATACGCTTCGTTCAGAGCGTTGTAATCTTTATTACGAGCGCGGTCCAGAACCTCTCGACTAATAACATTGGAATTATTTTCAGTCGTCGGGCTTGTAGAGGTAACTGGCTGAATTGCTTGCTGCCGGAGTGGGGCGTAATCCCAATGCGAATAGTATCTTTGCATTAACTCGGGCAACCATTGGGGTTTTCTTTCCTCAATGGGTTTCGTTTCTACTGCTCTGGAAGGACCGCCGTACTCTCGCGCGAGGCGTTGAAGTTCTGCCGGGTCTTCTCTACGAAGATTTTCGATGGTGACCGTCGGATTGTCAGTATTCGGATACTTACTATGTTTGACTATATCCCATTGGCTTTGTGTGTATGCCATAATTCACGCCCCCGTTATTCAGTTATTTTTGGTAATACTCGTAACTGCACCGACCAGCGTATTTTGCGCCCCAAGCGCGGCAGAAGCAGACGCACCCATCACTCTGGCGGCTTCAATGGCGGCATTTACTTTTCTACCAAGAGATTCATTAAACGCCTGAACGGACAACCGTTGCAATTCTACATTAGTAGAAGCATTTACGCGTTGAGCTTCCAAGCTCAAATTAGCCACTGCTACTTGAGCGTTGATATAATCAGCGGTGGACTGCCACAAAAATTGTTGCATCTGGGATTTAGCTTTTGCAATATCAGCCGCAGCCTGCGGCACCGTCAACCACGCTCGCATGAAATCCCCCAATGCCTGGGCAATTCCAAGGCGTAATTTGGTAATCTCAATGACCGCCATTTTGGTCATTTCTACCGCATTCTCGATCTGTTTAATAGCCAAATCCCTGGCTATCGTAGACGACTTATTAGAGGCATCGATCTGAATCTGGATTACTCTGCCCGCTAATACACCAGGAGGCAAAGAAAAACCACGCGATGCGAACTGCGACATGGCCTCGTCTTCCAGGCGTACCGCTTCCAGCATATCTTTGCTTCTAGCTCTCTCCCAAATTGCATTTTCTAATACAATAGGTATGCCAGAATACCCATTCTCTAGAACGTTCTTTAGCCATGCATCTTCTATCACGCCCAATGACCTATCGAATACCGGGAAATACGTATTCATCCAGTCGGTCATCAAACCACGCACCCACGTTTCTATATCCGCCCATATCGTGTTGTAGTCAGTTTTGAAAGCATCCCCTAGTTGCATATTAGGCGCATACGGAGGGACGCTTATTGTTGGGGCCGTGACTGTTACGCCTGGTCCGGGAGTTGCGTAGCCAGCAGCAGCAACCTGCGCACTGTCAGTATAAGACTCAGCTTTGGACTGAGCTTCATTTGCTCTTTGCTGCGCGCTTTGGATCGAAGAATCTACGTCAACCATTTAAATTTACCTCCCCACGCGCCGCGCCAAAGCAACGGGGTGGAATGTGATTGACTCAAGAACAAAATCTGCACCCGAAACGTTGGTCAGTTCGAAATCCCAATATCTAGCGGCTACGCCCTTTCCGAGTAGAATTCTACCAGTTTGTGCCCCAGATGTGGTAGCACTAGTAAGCGAATAATAATTCGTCCCTCCGTTGGCAGTCACCTTAAGCACCAATACCCCTGAAGAAGCAACTCCCAAATAAACTGTAGGAACCCGTTTCAATACGTCCTGCGGCACTAACTCAGTAGCCAAGTCAGTCATTGGCAACACCACTGAGGCGTCTATCTGCGCCCCACTATCGTCGTTGCCATCTAGTAGATAAATACCGTCAGACGCCGCAGCAAGGTACTTATTACCCACTTTTGCAAATGAATTGAATCCGAAGTTCGAGTAAGTCGTCACGGCGCCAGTCACCAGATTTACTACATACGCAGCCAAAACATCATTGGACGCATATACATCGGCAACCCCCAATGACTCCGGCAATACTACCGACAGTATCGTGTTTATAGTCTTGGCGTCGGACAATGTAGCGCCTTCGGAAAGTAATAATTCAGCCGCTTTCCCCCACAAATTGTTGCCAATAACAGATACCGCTTCGACCAACGACAGTCCAAATACCGAGTTCACCACCTCCGAACTCGTAATAGACATGCTTTCGCTGAGAGACAAAAGAACATTTATCGCCAATGAATACTGGCCGTCAAAGAAAACCACGGTCGTTACATACGTATCCAACGTATACGCCCCAGAGAAATTGGCCACCACAGGTTGGTTGGCCATCGTCCTATACATTTTGATACCGCCGTGGTATTGCCCGTTTGAAATATCTGGTCTTGTGATTAGGGCATCTTTCATGTACAACATAAATGGCCAATCGTTCTCGTTGGAGTAAACTATGCTACTACCCCAAATCGAAGTATGACCAGATAGTTGTACGCCAAAATGTAACATTATCCAGCCACCGCAGAAATCGTACTAGTGATGACTGGTGTCGTAGCCGCATTCGAATAAATAATCCATTGCAGGCACGAAGTACTGTCGGCGGAGACAGGCAGCCTTGGCAATTTGGGCGTTTGAATCACCAGGTCTCGTTCCGTGTAATAGAACGCGGTTGTCAACGGCATCACGAACAATGGTTTACAGACCACGACCGCAATGTTGAGTGCGCTAGCTGTTGCAATACTTATGCTTTCGATTGACTTAATACCCGTGTCTCCAGCTTGTGGGGAAATGAATGGTCCTGGATTGCCAAAC